TTTAGCCAACTCATCAGCAATCATCTCACAACTTTTGTAATCTAATTCAAGAATACCATCACCATAGAGTTTTTCAAGTTCTCTTTTGAACAGGATAAATTCTATCTCACGATCATCATGAAAGACTTGAACCTCGACCCTAAACTTAAACAAATGCCTATGAGGATTAGCTAAGAACTCAACCCCAGGTAGATCCTTGGCTCCAGGCCAACAATGTATACCTTCTCTTTGGAATGTAACAAAGATCCACTTACTTGGATACATTCTAAACTTCTCAGTCTTTGTCAAGTTTTCTTCTGATGCAGGAGTATAATGAACCCTCATATCATCACCAAATGATATACTATCACCAGCTGTAAATGTTATATTATCTGCACCAGCAATATTGTATGCATCAGATATAGCATCAATAGTACCACTGACTGTTGGTGTAACTACCATATCTGGTGCACCATATGGTAATGATATCTCTGGACCATTAGGTGGATATGGTACTGATTGTTCAGGACCAGTACCAGTTTCTACAAACACGTCAGGGTTAACTACATAAGTTTTGAACTCATTTGTTTCAGCATCGTATTTACTGCTGCTCTTCTTCGTACTCATTCTCTTCACTCCCATCCCCATCATAAATTTTAGATTCAATTGCTACACCAGTAAAATCAGACTCTACAAGATGCTCTCTTGACTTTGGATCTAGTAACATAGTATTCTGTAATGAACTAGACCAAGTAGTACCTTCTTGGTGAAAAGAGAACTCATTGTTACTATCATAATATCTACCAGTGTGATCAAATACTCTTGTAACAGTCTTCTTAGATACTGTACCAGAATACATTTCATAGGTTGTCAGTTCCTGTCGTAACAAACCAGGCCAACCTTTATTAATTAAAGCAGTGTGGCTCATATAGTCATCTCCGTTGTTGCACTACCTCTATATGATTTCAGTTTGTTTTCCAACTTCCATTTGTTTTCATAGGCAGATGAAAAAGTCCTAAGAACTAACTCTTCAGACACATCATTAGGTAGAAGAAAGAACTCACTAATGCCACCCATACCATCAAGGATGCCATCTTCAAGACCAAAATGTTCTTCTAATCTGAAATCTTTAGGACAGAGGCTGTGAAAGGCATGTTCCATTCCAAGAGCTGCTGCTCGAGCTAGAGAGTATGTCTCACTAGAGAACTCTACGCATGCAAGTACTTCTTTTTCAAACATGTCATATTAAGACTTGGTACCAAATCTATCACCAAATCTTTCTTCAATAAGTTTGTCTTTACCCCATTTAGAGATACCAATCTTGTATGCAGAGGCTCCATTACAAGACCATTTCGTAAAATACACATTCATTTTTATTATCCGCTTCTCGGTTTAGTTTACTGCATACGTACAAGATTAAGAAACTCTCTCCGTATGTCAGATTCATATTCAGCAAACACACCATGCACAGCTAAGGTTGAAGTACTAGATCCTTGATCTTGTATACCTCTACTCTTAACACAATAGTGTACTGCATCAAGATAGACTGCAACATCTGGCGTACCAGTAATAAAAGATATTGTTGATGCAATCTGCTCAGTCAATCGTTCTTGTACCTGAGGCCTCTTTGCAAAGAACTCTACAATACGATTCAACTTAGATAGTCCAAGAACTTTCTCTCTTGGAATATATGCTACACAAGCCTTACCATCAATCACAACAAGGTGATGCTCACAGTTAGACTGTACATTAACATTACGTTCAATTACAAACGATCCTGGTGAATTTTTAGTACCAAACTTATTTGTAATTGTAGTACATTTAGGAAACTGTTTGTAATCCAGTCCCCAAAAGATTTCTCTTACATACATTTTAGCTACACGACTAGGTGTATCCATTAAAGAATCATCTGTAAGATCCAAGCCAAGAACCATTAGTACCTGGCGCATATGTTCTTCAATATTTTTTATCTTTACAGACATGTCCGCATTGACTAGTTTAGTCATAGGTGTCTCAAGACCCATACGTTCTAGATGTTCTTTTACTTTTAGACCCAGTTCAGGGTCAGATTTATAATCTGGGTGTGACATTCGCTATCCTTTTTCCCAAGGGAATATTATCCATTCGTCAGTATCAATCTTTCTTATTGTAAAGTCAACGTGAAAGTTTGATACGGACCTCGACCATAGTGTCGCAGTCTTTATGTTCTGTTTTAACTCTGCTTCTCCGTGTTGATACCTCCTTTTTATATCATCCATTATCTGGTGAAAAGTTTCACCGGAATCATTTATATCATCTACAATCAGTAGCTGGCAACCTTTACTCAGAAGAGTATCAGGTATAGGTTCTTTAGTACATCCATCTCTTGTCTGCCATACAATAGGAACATTCTTTATATTAAGACTATGTGATAGATATACTCCAGGAACTAAACCACCTCTAGCAATAGATACAACTGTGTTTGGTTGCCATCTGAGATGAGGAGTTGATACTTCCTCCATACAAACTATAGTTTGACTTAGCTTTTCAACATCATTACTGAATTGTTTGTATGTATAGTTTATCATTTTAAATGTTTTAAAGAGTCAAGTTTATCTTCAGCCTCTGCAAGAATAGCTATCTGTGAGTCTATTGCTTCTACTAGATCTGGATGCTCACCTATACCTGTAGGGTTAGATAGATACACTTCAATGTTAGCTTTAGCAGCAGCCATTTCAGCTTTGTACCTAGCCTCTAAGGCAATGAGAAAACTATTCATCAAACTCTCCATCTGCTCTATGACCAATCCTCATAGCCATATTGCTAGCTGTTTCTCTGACTTCTACTTTACTACACCAAACACGATCACCTTCACCGTAGTCTGGTAACATAATTGTGTTGATATACTCATACAAGAAGTCTGCAATACCTTCACATCCAGTCTTTGCTACTTCAGTAATCTTAGCAAGTCCAAGCTCACCAAGTTTCAATAGATGTTCTCTATCAGGATCATCTTCTGCAACAAGTAATGTATGATCAAACCAATCTTCTAGGTTTGCTTTGAGAGGCTTCAAGCCACCAAAGTCCATACACCAATTGCGTGCATCTAATGTATCACACTCAAACTCAAAGTGGAATGATAATGCATATCCATGGATTAGATTGCAGTGAGAGTCAGCTCTCCATTGTCTATATGCAACAGGTCCTAGATGCGTATAGGTCTTTGTACTAACATATTTTGCCATTGTTGTTCCCTAACTATAAAAGTCATGTATTCCAGAAGTTCTATCACGCCAAACCTTTTGGTAATCCTCTTCTTGTATCTTTAGGTTACCACTAATTGATATACGAACATCCTCAGACGTGTTTGGAGTTGTATAGTGATTCAACCATGATGGAAATATAACAAGATGACCAACCTGTGGAGTAATCTCATGATTGTTCATCTGCATATGACTTACCATTTGGAATCTTAGTTTACCACCATACTTCTTATCAGGCAACAGTGGATAGTAAACCCAAGATAAAAATAAATTCTTGGTGTCTCTTTCGTTACGATGACTATGAATCATAGTAGATTGATTCTCTACAAGAATGTGTGCCCAAATCTCAGCAAGATAATATCTATCATCAATATTTGAATGAACAACAGACATAACTTTATCAGTGAGTCTTGTTATCTCAGGATCATCTGGTATCCTAGAGTCTTCATATCCTGTTGCATTAGGACTCTCATCAATCTTCTTATGTTGCCAAGCCATACAAAGCTCACTAATCTTTCGATTGTTAAGCTCTTTACCAATTTCTGTATGTAACACTTTGGTACATGATACTGTCTCAAACACCTATCAAATTCCCCCACAAATAACAGTGCACTCTAGCACTTACGTTGTACCCTCTCTTGAATGCCTTTTGAGCCACTTCTCCAGCAGTTTCTTCTTGCTGCTCAGCAAGCGCCCCAACAGGCATAATCCAGACAGGATAATCAATACCAACACTCCTAAGATCAGATAGAACATCTTCCATCTCCTCCCATTGTCGTTCCTCAGCCCCAAGAACAAACTTTAACTGGCCATGCTTAGATAGCATTCTATAACTCTTGAGAGTATCAGGCTTGATAGCTTTATCTCTCTTCTCACCAGATACAGTTTCTAACTTAGGACTTACTGAGAAAAATAACTCTTGATCAAATAAACCTCTGTTGGTAAAGAAGTCTATAAAAGCAGGAGTCAACTCTTGTGTACCATTAGTCTCGAATGTAACACTCTCAGGCATGTTATATTCATCGTCCTTAAATGCTCTAAGGATATCTGGTACAGCTTTCTGTGCATGCTTCATAAGAGGCTCGCCTCCAGTAAAGCACATATGTTGCCATACACCATTAGGATGTTGAAATCTTCCTTTTGGATTACTTGGCGATATCATCATCTCAGTAAGACGTTGTACAATTTCATCTGGGGTACCTTTACGTTGTAGATGCTTATACTTTTTACTCCAGGAGTAAGAACTATCACAACCTTTATTGAAGACAGGAAGGTCTTCTAAAGTCTCAAACTCTTGTGGATCAATATTTAAGTATGGTAGTTCATATGTATCTGGATTAGTTGGATCTTTCTGCATGAACCCATCGCATTGTAAGTTACATAGAAAGAATCTAAACCATGCAGTAGGAACACCAGTATACTTTCCTTCACCTTGAATAGAGTGAAAGATTTCACTATAGGCTACTTGGTAAGCTGAGCTTCGTTCTGCCATATTTCTTTGTCCATTTCTTCTTAGCCATTTGCAACTTCATTTTACTTACTTTTTGTGTAAAGTCAACACCTTCTGTGTGATCATATTCATGTTGGAATACTCTTGATGTAATTCCATCAAACTGTTTGGTAACAAAGTCACCATATGGATCTTGGAACCTGGCTCTCATAAATCTTGGCCGTCTAATTTTTAAACTTAAACCTGGATATGAAAGACACCCTTCTTCCAATAGAATCTCTTCATCTCCATAGTATGTTATCCTTGGATTGAATACAGCATATGCTGGTTCTCCTTCTATTACAAACATTCTCAATGGCAAGCCTACTTGATTAGCTGCAAGACCATATCCACCTAGCTTCCTCATGAGCTTCACCATTGATGCAGATAAGTTAGGTGCATCAACTTGAGGGTTGTTAAAGTCAAACTTCTCTAGTTCTGTATCATTTAGAAAGTCATGTTTGATATCCAAATCCAACGTTCCATCTTTATCATGAATCATTGGCTTGTAGGCATACCAAAATGGAACGCCTTTATCTGATGACTTAGTATTAAAAGTTAACTCAGCCATTACAATCTCCATTCCTGGCTAAATGTCTCACGGCCTGACAATTTTATTCTATCTCTTAACCCTGAAGTACTAAACTCATGTTGTCTTTTATTATAATATACAGGCACATCATCTTTTCCTGTAAACTCTTTGTCTTTATAGTCCTCACCAATGACTCTTATATCAACAGGAAGATGACGAAGAAGAGCTAGAAGCTCTTCCTCAGTTTCATATGGTATAATCTCATCAACATACTTTACTGCTTCCAGTTGAATGTACCTTTCCATATACGTTTGTATAGGTTTATTCTTCTCTGGTCTATCTTTTGTTGGATCTACTTGTAATGCACATATCAAATGATCACACTGTGTCTTTGCTTCTCTCAACATTAAGATATGACCTGCATGTAACAAGTCAAATGATGATGCTGTTATTCCTGTTATCAATCTACCAGTTCCTCAGCTATACCTATCACCTCTCCAAGTAACAAGAACCCTCCTGCAAACAGAAACAAACCATTACATAATATTAAACATCCTACTATTCTCACTCCACTCTTAATCATACTTAACCAAAAGTGTGCGTTTCCAGGGTCTTTACCAGCTGCCATTATGCTACCATCCTACTAAAGTTTTTATGTTTCTCAAATCTTATTACGTTTGTAAATTTATCAACTAGTTGATCTGTTTTATGACTAATAATAAATACGTTGGTATCAGATACAATTTCCATAATTATCTTCATGAACTCATCTGTACCTGTTGTATCCAGACTACTATCAAACACCTCATCCATTATCAACAGATTAGTATTTGCACTGTTTTTTAGCTTAGCAATAGCCCGCCAAGCAAATAGAAGAGATAGATCAATACGCATCTTTTCTCCTTCACTGAAGGAGGCATAACTAAATTCATCACGGTACCGTGACTTGATAGTCTCATTGAAGTTCTCGTCCAGTTCAAACTGTACAAAGAAATCCATGGCTGCAAGATATTTATTGATGAGCTTATTTATAATTGGTATATACTGCTTAATGATACGACTCTTAATTCCAGTATCTCTCAATAGCTTTGTACCTACATCCATAACATTCTTCTTTAGTATTGCATCAGATGTTTCTGTATGTAAGTTCTGTAGATTAACATCTTCTTCTGTTATCTCAGCTTCCTTAGCTTTGATTAGTTTATCATTATCTGCAACCTGTGTAACTTGTTCTTGTAGTTCATTAATCAACATTGTCTTACTATTGATCAAAGATTGCTTATCAATAACTTGATGTTGCAATGCATTAATCTCTAATTGTATTTTATTGATCTCTCCAAGCCGTTCTTCTTTATCTGTTATAACTTTTCTGAGTTCATCCATTCCGTTGCCGAGTTCAAGAAATGCCTCTTCTTCCTCTGCAATGCGTCCTTCTTTGAACTCTGGATTAATCTCTTGCTGACAAGTTGGACATTCATCTTTGTTATGAAAGAAGTCAATGGTGTGCCTATGACGATCTTGCTTATTGATAAGTCTGTCAAGAATCTTTTCTCCTTCTTTCTTTTCTTTATTTACTTTATCTTCATCAGATTTACGTTGTTCAAACTCGCTTATAGTTCCTTGGATTTCTTCAACGGTAAACTTCAAAAGAGAGATGTCTTTGTTTGCAGCCTCGATAGATTTTTTCTTTCTTGCAATGTCATCAGATTGTGCTTGTCTTAGACTCTCAATGTTCTCGTGGAGTAAGGATATACGAGTTTCAACCAGGCTTTTTTCATACTCAATTTTTTGGAGGTCTTCTCTGTGTCTTGATACCTTGTCCTTTAGTATGGAAGACATCACAGAAAAGATACCAATGTCCAATAGGTCTTCAATAACTTCCTTCCTATCTTTAGTATTCATTTGCATGAATGGAACGAAGTTACTTGAACCAAGAACAACTATCTGTTTGAATGACTTGTATGTTACTTTTAGGATTTGCTTCTCAAGAACTTCTTGATAGTCTCTTGCATTAGCATCTTGATTGAGCAGCTTACCATTTTGCCACACTTCAAAATACCTCGGCTTAAGACCACGAGCAATACGATATTCCTGCTTACCAATCCTAAACTCACACTCTACCTCCATGTGATTAGTATTGACCGAGTTAATTAATTGTGTAGTTGCAACATTACGAAAAGCCTTACCATACAATGCATAGCAAATAGCATCGATCATAGTCGACTTACCAGCTCCATTATCCCCAATGACTAGAGTAGCTTTATTAGTGTTAAAGACTACTTCAGTCTGCGCATCCCCATAAGAAACAAAGTTCTTCCAACGCACACATTTAAACTCAATCATTCAACCGCCAAGGCTTCACTATATAGTCCATGCATAAGATTCTTCAATTCTTTCTTGTTGTGCTTTAGATCCAACCCTTCAATATACCCATCAAGTATAGTCATTGTATCCTCAGCTTCATCGATAATATCAGCATCATCATCTAAGTCAAGATTCAAATGATCATCCACAACTTGTAGATGGATTGGATTGTAATCTTCTAACGAAGAGATCAACGTATCAAACATCACCGGATTATTCTTTTCTTTAATAATCAGTTTGATGTAAGAGTTTTCCAAGCCATTATGTGTAATCTCATTTAGATCCTCGTATGTCATATTGGTATCATCATACCAGATCTTATTAAATAGTATACTACTATTTGGTATGAAAGTAACTCTCTTGTATCAGTATCATAGATATGAAATCCTTTTATGTCATCATAACATGACCATGTCATCTCATATGCTGTTCCAAGATAAGTTACATTACCAGATGTACTTCTATGGTGAAAGTGTCCACTATAGACCTGGTCAAACTTCTCAAATGCTTTTGGATTGCATCCTTCATAGTTAGGCATACCTCTATACATTTGAAAGCCAGTGAGCTCAAGATGTCCAAAGCAAACCTGTGCTTTAGTCTTCTCAACCATCTCCCAAGTCTTCTCTTCATTATCTTTACAGATCCATGGAACCAATAGTATATCAAGACCATCAATATTGATCTCTGTAGGTTGACTATACTCAATAATGTTATCATAGCCATCAAGCAATAGATTGATACTATTCACATCTAATGTATTCTTATAGGTGATATCATGGTTACCTACAATAGTATACATCTTAATGTTACGCTCATACAATGGCTGAAACAACATCTCTTTAGCAATCTTGAGTGATGTGTAAGATATAAACTTTCGTCTATCAAACGTATCACCCAAGTTAACTATCTCTTGTATGTTATTCTCATCTATGTAAGGAAAGAATACTTCGTCAAAGAACTTCTTCTGGAATGCTGCAACCTTTTGATTGTCATTGCGAGCTCCAAAATGAAGGTCCGTCAATAATGCAATTTTCATTTAAAAATATTTCTCAACACCTTTGGCTTGCTTACGTTTTTCCTTTGTCTTTACTTCTTTAGCTTCAAAGTTTTTAACAAAGTCATTCATATAGTCACTACCAATTTCAACATTGTTACCTATACCCATATCATCACCCTCAACTAATGAGTTAAACAGTACAGACTGCTCTAATGACTTATGCTTAATGTATAGCTGCTTCTTTTCCTTTTGTATCCTTCTCAAGAATGCATAGTATATAATTTGTGTGAAGTATGCAAAGGGATTATTAGACTTCTCTGGATCAAAGTTATGAATATAACTCACACAGTTCTCAATACCATCACTAATCATATCATCTTTGAATGTATAGTTAGCAAAGTTTGGTTTTGTTGCTAACCTATTAGCAATCTGCAAGAGACATCGTCCAACATAGTTTGGTATCTGTGGTTTGATATCTCCACTTTCTTCTGATTCGTTGACAGCTTTTTTGTACTCGACCATAACAGCATACAATTGCTTGTTATTGACATAGTGTGCCTTCTTAGGCTTAGCCATCAGTGATAAGTAGTGTTGGCATCACCAACGCCTAGAGCTTCAACCATTCGTTTGGTTCTCTTGCGTTGCTCCGCAATATCTTCATTCTGTGCATCCATCTCTGTATATCCTTCTTTCAAAAATCTTTCATAATTACTGATAATATTTTCGTGTAGATCATCTGCAATTGCAATGACCTTAGACTTATGAACTGTGATTAGATTTGTCTTGTTGAATAGTAACCAATGCGAACATTGGATCCATGTCATTCCATTAGGTGAGATAGATCTGTACATAATGACAGGATCTTCAAATAGAAGATACTCTCCATCATCTTCAACCACTCTTGTTAAGAGCTCTTCACCATTCATTAGCTTTACTAAGCCATAATACCCTGCTGGCATAACTACTCCTTTAATGTATACGTGTATACTTTATATGGAAATTGTTCATCATTGTACAGCTTTACTCTATCCGAGTAATGCCTGGCGGTATAGTTAACCCACTTTCCTTTGGAAAGATTGTCGACGATGTCGTAAAGTCTAGTTCCCATATTATCTGGGTCTTTCCGCAAGCCTCTACCAATTGATTGCAATACCCGAATTTTACTTTTTGAGGGGCTAGCGAACACGATGTTATTAAGCCTACGAATGTTAACACCAGTACTAAATGTACCATACGATGCAATGATGACTGCTCGTTCTTCTTTCTCCACAATTGCTCTAACTTCATTTCTTTCCTCCCCAGAAACGCCACCATGGATAAAGAATGTTGGTTTATCCAATTCTTGAGCCATGTCATATAACACTTTTCCATGCTTTTCAACTAGTGCATATAGCAAGAGTGTATTACCTTTCAGCTCCTTACACAACTCAATTAGAAAGTCATTACGAGCTTTACTTGCTATAATATAGTTAACTTCATCTCTGTAAGACGCCCTAGCCATTTTTGCCTTGTTCTCACTACTATGGTCTAGGATACATATATTTATCTTTAACTCAGCTAAATGCTTTTGTTCTATCAATTCAGATGTTGATACTACCTTTTCAACTGGACCAAACAATCCTTCTAATACTAACTTATGTGTCTGTGAGTCATCTAGTGTACCTGTGAATCCAAACTTGTATGGACAGTTAACTAGCTTAGACATTATTGTAGTCAATGACTTGGCTTTGAATAAGTGAGCTTCATCACCAATAACAACTTGGAATTGCTCAAACCATTTTCTTGGTAGCTTGTATATTGACTGCCATGTTGTTATAGTAATCTCTGTATCAATATCTTTACTAGCACCAGCTGTAATCATATGTATGTCATCTGTGTATCCATACTCATGAAAGTCTGATGCAAGCTGTGCAACAAGACCTGTTGTAGGTACAATGATTAACTTCTTCATAGGATAGTATCTTGCAATCATATAGATGATCATAGACTTACCAGAAGCAGTAGGAGATACCATCATAGCTCTCTTGTTTGTTATAGCATGAGCTACAGCATTCTTCTGATAGTTTCTTGGTTCCATACTTAATTTCAATGTCTTAGCCAAGTCATCTACATCATCAATTGTGAAAGGGGTTGTGGCGACTAATCTTTCGTCCACTATACAATTATATCCTCGCACACCACAAAAGTCAACAATATAATCTTTCAATCCTGTGTACACTGTTCTTGTTACAGAATTGAACAATCTTATCTTACCATCCCATACTCTATTGCGTACAGCTGGCATAAACTTTGCACCGGGTACATCAAACGTAAAGAAGTCTGTTAGCTCTTGAGCTACAGAAGAATCACATTTTACTTGGAGGTGTACGTCATCTTTGTATACTATTTCTATCATAGACCGACTTTAAACTTTTCCCAATCAACAGCAGTCTTTATCTGGTATCCTCTTACATTCAATGATCTTATTATTGACTCTAAGAACTCTACCTTTTCTTTTGCATATGCTATTTTTAAGTTATGATTTGTTATGTGTTTATCAGACTCAATATACATTGGAACATCTGTTTTTAGAATACGTAGAGGGTTAGGTTCCCAACCACGTTCAACAAGATCCTCTTCTGCCATTACACCAGAATAGTAATCATGTTTATCTTTCTTGAGACTCTTATATTCCTCTTGAAGTTTAGTTAACTTCAATCTCTCTTCAGCAAAATACCTATAGTATTTGTGATGGAGTTGAGGTATACGTATAGACTCTTCACCAAGCTCAGTTCTATCTATCTTAGAATCTTTTGCCCAGTGATCATAATAATCATTTAAGTTCATCGATTGCTACCACTAACTTCTGACATCTTTCATTATACTGTCCATTGAAGTTCTGGTCAACAAGATTAGCCAACTCAATCATCATTAGTCTCTTATCACCACTATTGATGACATTGACAAATCGTGGAGATATTCCACCAGCCATATCACCATATGTTTTGATAAGACGTTCTGCTTCTTTACCAATATGCTTCTCAACTATCTTTGGTGTGAACATATTGACATCATGTTTCTTATACACATCACCGTACACACTATGCCATAGCCCAGCCATACATACTGGTTTCTCTGCACCTAACTGTTCTAAGTACATATAGACATTCCATAGGTGATGAAAGAATGGTCTTCCTGTGTGTTGAACTTTAGTTGTATTGTCATACAAATACTTAACACCTTCATCACCATATCCTTTTGGAGCAGTGTTGAATACCATAATGGTTTTCTCAAAAGGAGTTATTCTTGATAGAGGTGATGTTGAATGTAACTGAGCACTATCAAAGATAAACAATCTATTATACTTTGGCAACATGGCAACTTCTACATCTTGACTATCGTCATACAATAGAGTCATACCATAGTACTTAGGATCCCAATCCTTTGTCATATAAAGAATAGCAGTTTCAAATCCAGGATGTGATTGAACTACGTCTCCATCTCTTGATTGTTTATCTGTATGTGGATATGCATCTTGTCCATAATGATATGTCTTTGTATATGTTCTATACAATGCTCTCTTACCTATAACATCTTGAAGAACGTCAAATGTATCTAACATTATTGGATGGTTTGTTTCTATGTCTGGTGATAGTAACATATCCCACTGGAAGTGTTTTGGCTGCTTGACAATGTTGTGTTGACCATGACCGTATTCAAATGTGTTACGATTATGAGACTTCCAACCATGTTGGAACCATGTGCAATATTTTCTTTTGATGTCGAGCAATAGGTCTTCAGAGAAGGCGCCTTCGACGCACTTCGGTTCAATATAACTCATTATAAATCCTATGCAAAATTAGTAGATTGTGTATCCGTAGTCCCAGATGAGCTCAGTCTTAGAATCCTGAACAGTTTATATCTAAATGTTGCTTGGCACTCTATGTAATCAACTGAAGGTGCCGTGGTTGAAAATTGTAAATCAGACAGTGCTGTTGGATAACAGTCTTCAAATTGTACTTCTACATTAGGCTGCATGGCACTGTTCAAAATAGTTACTGTAGCATCACTATACGGCCCATCTGCTAAAAAGTCAACACTTCTTTGCTTTTGATATATGTTTTTAGCTTGAGCAAAGTCTTCTGGGAATCCTAATTGAACCATCCAATCAAACAATTCAATATAGTTTTTCATATCCTCATCAACTTTAAAAGAAAGCTGGAACTCAGCAAATGCCATACGATCACCAATTGTTGGAATGTTAACAAAAGGTGTTGGTAATACTGCATCACCCATTTGTACTGTAGGTACATTTACTGCTTGCACAAAGTAGTTTGTATTTGGTAGCTTCTTAATGGAAAAGTTGAAACCCAGTGGTGATAGAAACTGAGTGTTATCAGGCTGATCCCTTAGTGCTCCTGCGACTTGAGTAGCCAATCGATGCTCCTATACTCTCTTGTGTTTGAATCTGCAACCAATACCTCATTGATTACAGCATCAATGTTATGATGCCAATATATCAAAAATTTATGCACTCTGGGATATTCTGGTACAATGTCTTCAGTGCCCCAGATAAATTCTTGAAGGATGTTATTGTAGTCTGGCATCCAATATCTGACGTTAACCAGTACTTGTTGTTTAACTATCATATGTCTATTTATACAAAAAAAGAGGAGGCCGAAGCCTCCTCTAAGTTGGTTATGTAACCTAAATTACATAATGTTGTCTACAAGGATCTTTCTGTAGTACTCATTAGAGTCTGCAGAAAGTGTACCAGCAGCTGCTAGAGCTGATGTACCTCGTGCAAACGGATTCTCGATCACGCCGTAACGAGTCTTGAAGCCGATTTTAGGTTGGAAAGTATCTTCCCCAACCGCACGAACCATTTGTAATGGAACATATGGGCAGTAGAATAGACCGGCATCAAATGCACTAGAGCCTTTATAACCGATAGTCATATAGTTACCAGTTGTATAAGGATCAATGTATACTCGAATTCGTCCGTTTAGTACACCAGCAAAAGTGTTGCCTGTGTCATCTACTTGCAAATTGTTAGAGTTAAGAGCTGGAGTGTAATCTAATACACCAGCCATTTGTAGTGCGGAAGCAACATCTGAAGAGCAGATCAGCATGTTGCCTTTCCCTCTACGAGTACCTTTCGCAATACTGTTAGCTTCTCGTTCGATCTGGAACATCAGACCTTTGAACTTCTCAACCATCCAACGACCGTTAGAGTCGGTGTCTAGGTCAAATTTACCTGCTGTTGTTGTGTCATCTTGGGCACCAACTTTAGCAATAACATTAACTGTTCGAATCATTTCTCGGTTGATTTCAGCCAAGATTTCAGTCGAAAGAATGTTTGCTAGCTCGGACTCAGCATCCAATCCGTGGATTGCTTTTAAGTCCTGTGCCAATTCCATTGTGTATTCTGCTTTGAGAGCTCTGGACTTTGCAGTCACAGCAATCTTCTCAATGCTGAATGCCATCTCTGGGAAAGCGTTGGCGGAACCATCACCCAAGCGCTCTGCTTGAGCTGTTGTCATACCAGCAGCATAGTTGTACAGTTCAATGTTAGAAGCAGAACTGTTTAAGTAACCGTTACCTACGAATGTACCAAGGTTCTGAGTAGCACCACCAACGTTTGTGTTTGTGGAGCTATCTTTGTCCAAGGAATGGCCAGTGTTAACTTCGTTGTAGAATGTCTCATCGCCAGTCTGGTTAGTGTAACGTGATCTCATTGCAAAGATCAAACCAGTAGGACCAGTCATAGGCTGAACACCCATGATGTCATATGCTACCAAGTTTGGCATTGCACGACGAACCAAGCTGATTAGAACTGGGTCGTAGATATCAATGTTACCATCGCCAGCTGTTGAAGACGAAGCACCCATTGCGTTTGTTGGGGCTGCTTCAAGCAACGATTGTGGGTTAAAAGAAGCTGACTCACGAAGAGCAGTTTCTGTATTCTCTAGCATTACAGCTGTGACGTTCCGCTTATGAACATCCCCAATTTTGTCTAAGTCGGGGTGCTCAATAATGGGCTGCCATTTCTGCAATAAATCTTCGTTTAACATTTATTTCTCCGTATGTTAAGATTTATTTTGTAAGGGTTCTTGAAATAGCCTGAGCATAAGCAGCCATGTTCCCGTCAGAGATTCCCGTAGGCTTATCTTCGTTCTCAACTTCAACTAATTCTTCATTGATTTCAGTTTCTGTTGCGGCTGGTTTCTTGTTAAAGTATGTTTCAAGAATAGTGTCGAGCTTCGATGTGAAGTCTTCTTCACTATCATAGTCTAGGCCTTCAACTAGATCCTTAAACTCATCTTGTTGTTTAAGGGTCATGCCTCTACTCTTCTCATTGAAAAGGATAGCTGCGTGTTGATCTTTCATGACCTTCTTGAGGTCAATCTCTTGGTTGATTGCTTCGTCCAACTTCTTCTTTAGTTCTTCAACTTCAGATTCCATATTAGAAACATGGTCAACCTTGTCTTCAGGAATCTCAATGTAAGATTCTTTGAACAGGTCCTTGACGCCATTCATGAAATTTTCAGCCATTTCTACTTTAAGAGCTGATTCAATGGCGATCTCGTTCTCTTTCATCCAAGTTTCAGCAACGTACTCTAAGTATTCGTCTAACTTGTTTTCAAGATCTGTTTCGTGTTGAGCTGTAGCTTCTGCCAACTTCTTGTCATAGGCTTCCTTCAATGCTTCTTCTACTAGTGTAGCTTTAGCATTCAAAGCTGCTTCAAAGATTGTAGATGCTTGATCAAAGAATTCCTCTGTGAGACTCTCTTTGTCTTTGAATAGCAGTTCTAAGTCTTCTTTGACTTTGATGTTTGCCATTGTATGAAGTTTAACAGGGGCAGCTGCATTGCCCTTTGCTGTAATAGATGCTTTGTTTCCAGAAGAATCCATCAAGCCTTTGTAAGCCTTAGAGGCTTGGCCTGGTGTCATCTTTGAAAACATATCTACTACGTTTTGTATTACGCCAGTTTTACCTAACTTAGGCATTGGCATAGCGTTTGATTTATCCGCTTTCCTACGTGAAGAACCAGTATCGATTGGGTCGGCCACACTAGAGTCCTCACCAGAAGCCTGGAATTCAACAAGCTCTTCTTCTTGTTCTTCATCGTCGTCAGCGGCTTCAAGAATTTCTTCTTCGTCAGTTAAGGATTCTAAATCCTCAATCTGATCCTGAGCTTCTTCTCTTGCCATTATTGACTCCTATAGTTTGTCATTAAACTTATTTATAATTTTACTGTTTTTTATAGCGATTTTAGGTATTTATCGAATAGTCTTAGCGCTGATTCTTGAAGTTCCTTACTCGACTTCCGTCCTAAATCTTTCGTTTCTTCTACAACTTTCATTGCGTTGAAATGTCCAGATGCAGCGTCATATACCCAATCGACCCCTTCCATCACTCCATTAACAAATGCTTGAGGTGCTGAGGGATCAGCCACAATATCTGCAGCCGTAGAAAGCATAAAGTCATCTTGTACTACTTGACATCCTGCCTTCTCTCTTAGAGTACCCATACCGCGGCTTGAAACTCCCAATTGAGCACCTTCGTCAATTAAGTTTTTGACAATATTACCATACGGGGTATCTAAAATTTTTGCTTTACCAATATAGTTGTTACCTTCTTGGCGCAAATCTTTAATCATATGGGATGCTCTTTCCAAGTTTATAGTTGGTCCATTAGGATGACCAAGCTCCCCAAATGCTCTATTCTTTTTAATATATTCTTCATTGTAACGGTTGACTTCCTTTGACATTGTAGACATAGGATACATTCTACCATTACGGTTTTTCATTTCTGCTTGCAGGAATACACCTTCAATGAAATGACTTTTTTGTTTTGTCTCTTCATCGATCTGGACTCTAACATCAACAGACTCAATCAGTTCTGTTACTAGCTTCATTCTGAGCTTCCTCCAGCTATCGGAGTGATGTAACACGTTGCGACATTAGTGTGCAATGAAACATACAATCCAGTTGCACCAAGATCAAGATTAATTGACTCGCCACCATCTAAGTTGATTGTCTTAACAACATTACTGTTTGTTGTTCCAATCTCTACGTTGGCAACTGATGTAGCATGCGTGTTAACAATCCTAACATAGCGGTAAGATTGTTGATCATGATCAGCATCCAATACGGCTGTATTAGCAATTACCTTTATCACGCTACACTCCTAACCCAATTCAATAATGCAGAGTTGGTTTCTCTGTTTTGTAGAAATAGATTTTCAAACTGTTCTTGATGTTCATCAGATAGGCTATCAAATACTTCTTCTATTTTAGCCATTTCATCAGCTTCTATCTTAACTTCTGAATCATCATCCAACAACCACATTCCATCCTGTTCAGGATCAAAGTCTTCTTGAGACATTTTGTTAGCTGTTGCATACATGACTGACTCTGCATCTTTACCATATCGGCTAACAAAGTCTGACTTATTCTTTTTCATAGACTGTACGATCTCTTCTGCTTTCTTATTAGCAGCAGCTTCATACATTTGTGAATTAGTTTCGTTTTCTTGGTCTGCAATGCGTTTCTTTTTAGTACGTTTACCACCAGAGAAAAGTTCGTCTTTGTCTCCAGCATTCTTTTCAGGAACAGGGTAATCCGTCTTGGCAATGACGTGCTTGTCTTTAAAGTCTCGCTCACCAGGTACACCGGGATTTTTGTAACTGACATTCATTCCTTTGTCCTGTCCAGGAGTAGGAACGATATCAATCTTCTTCGGTTGTTCCGTCAGCTGTTTCAATCTCTTCATCTGACTGTTCTTCCTCTTCTTCAGTTGTATCGTCTTCGGCTGATGCCTCTACTTCACCTTCTTGTTCTTCTGGTCCAAGCTCCATAGCAGGAGTACTTGATGGATCTAATCCAGCCAGTTTGTCCGCAACAACTTGCCGTATCTGGTCAACTTTATCATTAACCCTATCGACCATTGCTCCAGAGAAGTAATCTGCAAAAGCAGTTGGTTCTCCTTTGTTTGCGGCCTTTATCATATCATTCAATTCTTGTCCTGGTGTTTCCACCTCAGGTTCAGCCATTATTATATCTCCAATTATTTATATTTATCC